AGATGTCTTAGTTAACGCCATAATAAACACACTTCATAGGGCAAGATTTAGCGAAGGTGGGGAAGAATATCTAGCTGATTACATCGGAACGGTTGGACAGGATTTTGTAGATACTGAATGGGATGCTATTACCAGGGGTCTCCGATTTAGAATATTTGCTTTGGGCTGGTTAAACGGGCTAACCTATGATCCTGACCCTGTGAAAGCTTTGCAGAACTGGACAAAGGATAAATGGCCTACAGAAGTTTATACTGACCCTGCTTCTTGGTCTCCTGTAGACACAAAGCCGGGAATATATTGGCGGCTAACACGAATTAATCTTGTAGAAACAACCGCTGCCGTAAATTGGTTTGAAGCGCAGATAAGCTGCCATATCTTAGCTCCTAGTGCATCTATCAGGCTAAAATGGATTCGAACACTATCAGAGGAACTTGCCAAACAAAGAAGACTTACTATGGAAGATGATGGGCCATTAGAGCTTCTAAAAATTACAGCAGATAGCGAGGCAGATCCTATGCGCAAAGGACAAATAAGCCTAACTGTAAGATTTGGTGTTCTGCAACCAGTTGAGGAATATGAAACTTTAAATAAAGCTGCTGCAAGCGGAGATATTGAGATGGAGGCGGTAGGCAATGGATAAACTTTCGGCAAGCATAGCAGGAGATGTAAAACTTGCAGCACGTTATGACGAGGTAAAGCTAAAGGCTGAATTTGGAGATGGTTTTATTCCGCTGCCGCAAGAGGATGGTGATTAAATGGCCGTAAAAGAGCAAAACTTTGAGATGTGGGCAGGAGACTATAAAAAAATAACCTTTGTGGTGCTGGATGTAGAAGACCTTGCTGGAGCAAGTATACAATGGATTATGGCACAATCAGCTAAATCTGAGCCTATCTTAACTAAAGAAAGCACAGCAAATGAAATTAACATCAATAAAAATGAATTCACAGTTGAGCTTTTATCTGAAGATACAAAAGATATAGCGGCAGGGACTTACTACCACGAAGCAATTATAACAGATACAGAAAATCATGCTGTAACCATAGCAACTGGCAAGGTAACCATAAATCCATCATTGAAGGAAGTGGGGGTGGCAGATAGTGGCGAAGAAGGAACGTAAAGAAGATATAGCTATTGAGCAAGAAGTTGTTGAAAGCAAATACAGTAAGGAAGAATTACTAAACAATGCTTCTGCTTTTGGAGTTATGCCAGAAGTTATCGCTGGGGCACTCGCTCTTACAGGTAAAGATGAAATGACTAGACAAGAAGCAGAAGAAGCAATTAAACGATTTTTGGAAAGGAAGGTGTAGTGTAAAATGGCTGGCTCTGTTTTTCAAGTAGGTGAACAAAAAATAAGGCCTGGCGTATACGTCCGTGTAACCAACATCGGTGAACCGCAGGAGGCCATTGTGCCGCAGGGGGTTGTGGCTGCTTTGTTCCGGGCTTCCTGGGGACCGCTGGGACAAGTGACTTATCTTGAAAGTGCGGATGCAGTTATTGCTACTTTTGGTTCTGCTGGTACAATTGATGTGGCACTTGAAGCTTTCCGTGGTGGTTGCCGTAGAGTGGTTGGATATCGCTTAGGTAGTGGTGGGGCGAAGGCCTCAATTACCCTTAAAGACACCGCTACTACCCCAGCAGACGTGGTGACTATCATGGCTAAATATGAGGGCGCACGTGGCAATGACTTCAAAGTAACCATCAGGGATTCCCTTACCGATACAACCAAGCGTGAACTCCTGCTCTACGAGGGGGCAACCCTGCGACAGACGATTCCATTTGCTAAAGGTAGTGGTGAACCGCAAGCTTTGGTTGATGCTATAGCCGCTTCCAATAGCCCTTATATTACTGCAACAAAGATAGCAGATGGTAGCGGAACATTAGCAACAGTTACTCAACAGCCACTTACTGGCGGACAAAACCCGACCGTAAACGGTGAAAGTTATAGTACAGGACTATCAGCAATCGAAGCAATAGACTGGAACGTGCTGGCAGTGGATACTGACGACACGGCAACCCATACTCTGGTGCAAGCCTATATTGACCGGGTGCGGAATGAAGGTAAGCGGGTGATGGGCGTTGTCGGCGAACCGACCAGCGTTCTCCTTGCGACGAGGCTGGCCAATGCTAGGGCTTTCAATGACCCGGCGATCATCTACGTTGCCAATGGCTTCAAGGGTAGTGACGGTGTAACCCGTGAAGGTTATAAAGCAGCCGCCAGGGTAGCTGGAATGACAGCGGCGGCTCAGATTACCGAATCACTGACCCACTACGTGGTAAGAGGGGCGACTGAACTTGTCGGAGCATTAACCAATGCGGAAATCGAACAGGCAATCAATAGCGGAGCTTTGGTGTTTACGATGTCGGCACAAAAGCAAGTGCATATCGAATACGGCATCAACACCTTTATTACCGTGACTGCCGACATGGATGCCGGCTGGAAGAAGATCCGCCGCGTGAGGACCAGGGATAACCTGATAGACCGTATAGCTGCAACCTGGGACCCGCTCATTGGGAAGATTAACAACAGCCCGGATGGACGGGCGACATTGATTGCATCGGCCCAAGGCATCATCAACCGGATGATTGCCGAAGGTGTACTGCTCCAGGGAACCATATTCGAAGATCCAAATAACCCGCCGGTTGGGGACTCAGCCTGGTTTGTGGTTCAGGTTGATGACCTTGACAGCGCTGAGAAGGTCTACATCAATTTCCAATTCCGTTTCAGCCCTCCGGCTGAGGCTCAGTAAAGGGAGGTGTTGTAAATGGCAGATGGACGCTACATTTTCCGGTCCTGTGTACCTGATGGTGCTATTGATATTGCAAACGTAACTTCGGGGGACATCATTAGCCGATCTTGGTCCTTCCGAGTAAACGAACCGCCTGAACTGCAGGAACTGCTGGACAGCGGTACCTTTGACCCTCGGAACATCCTCCGGGGCTACAACGGGGAACTGTATGACGGTGATGGTAACTTTTTGGCTGAAGTCAATCAATGGCAGGCTCAAATAAACTACACCAATACCGACTATCAAGCGGCGGGTGAGAAGATTAGCTGGGCAATACCGCAATCCTACACTGTAACGTTGACATTTACAGAAACAGTGATAAAGGATGCAAGGCTATTGCAAAAGGTTATAGCTGGGTTGCAGAAAGGAACGCCTGATGCAAGGCTTAATTTTATGGGAGTGCTACGCGCCCACGAGTAAGGAGGTAAAGAGGAGTGAGCAAGACAGATAAAGACGAGTTATTAGCAAAAGAAGATACTATCTTAAAAGACATGGCTGGAGTGTTAAAAGCCATGGAGACGGTTGAGCAATATGAGGTATTCCGTGTCGTTAGGGATGGGAAAGAGTTGTTCAGTTTCAGGGTGCGTGGCTTACAAGATGAAGAGACGGAAGAATGTAGGCAGGAAGCCACTAAGACTGTAAGGGATAAGAGGTTCGGGAACTTAGCCGTGCCGCAGGAATTTAATGTCGCAAAGTTTAATTCGTTAATGGTTGTTAGAGCGACACATCCAGAAGATGCAAGGAAGCTGTGGGAGAACAAAGAGCTGTGGGAGAAGGCTGGAGTTATTTCAGCATGGCAGTTGGTGGACAAGGTGTTGAAGCGTGGTGAGAAGGATGCGGTTATCGAGTTGATAGAAAAGCTCAGCGGCTATGGTGATGAAGGAGCAGACCGAGTAGAAACGTTAAAAAACTAATTAGGGCAGGTGGTGAGGCGACCATACTCCACCACCTGCTCCAAAGATGTGGAATAACGCCTGATGAATTTTATGCGAAGCCAAAGAAGGTGCAGGATTTTCTAAGGGTGTCGGTAATTGTTGAGTTGGAAGAGGAAGCAGAAGTCTTTAGACAGATTAAAGGGGGATAGCGAATGGCAGAAGAAAGTTATAAGATTGAACTTATCATTGATGTAAAGGACAATTCAGCTCAGACGCTTTCGCAAGCAGAAGAGAGGATTAACCGATTTCAGCAGAAAGCCCAGCTTGTAAACAAGCAGCTATCCCGTTCTTTGAATACACAATATAAAACTACACTTACAGCGGTAGATAGAACTACGTCTGTAGTGAAT